AAAGAATATAATCAATTGCTTGAATGTTTAGAAGACCTTGTTGGTCAAATGCAAAGTGAAAAGATAACACTTGAACAAGCAGTAGAAGGTGTAAAAAGTTTACACCTCTACTATGAGGAGGAAGTAAATGATTAACTTTTGTGAAGAATGGATATGTGATGGTTGTGGTAATATTTTTGATAAAACAGAATTAGTGGATTCAATACAATTACCATACTATGCATGTCAAGATTGCGAAGCAGTTTTAAAAAAAGATATGGGAGAAATAAATGATTAAAGAAGTTTCTTTATGTAGTGGAATCGGAGGGTTCTCCCTCGGTTTCGAATGGGCGAAGTTTGCAGAGCCTATAATGTTCTGCGACTTTGATGAATGGTGTAGAAAAGTTTTAAAAAAGAATTGGAAAGACATTCCAACTTACAACGATGTTAAGGAGATCGCAAATGACCCAAGAAGATTTATTTCAAGCAAAATCAACAAAGGAGAAAAGTGGGTACTCACAAGTGGATACCCATGCCAACCCTTCTCGGTCTCGGGAAATCGCAGAGGAGAAGAAGACCCTCGCCACATCTTTCCGTACATCCATAGAATTGTTGAACAAACAAGACCCACTTATTGTGTTTTCGAAAATGTTTATGGGCATGTCTCAATGGGACTTGACGAGGTACTCTTTGAAATGGAAAGGATCAACTACCATACGAGGCAATTTGTTGTTTCGGCTTCAAGTGTCGGAGCGAGACACAAAAGAGACAGACTCTGGATCATCTGTAAAAATGTGGGCGACACCGAATACAATGGATGCTCTACCTCCGAGATCGGAAGAGGGGACGAAGAAGTTGCAAGAGGGTCACAGAAAAGGTCGGAAGAGACCGAGCAATTTAAGGGAGCAAGTGGACAAGAAGACAATGGCTCTTTACGAAACGAATTATCCAACTCCAACAACAAAGGGATTCGGTCATGCCTCGGAGGGAATGACGTTGATCTTCAGAAAGAAAGTGGAGAGAGGAGAGATGACGGAACAAGAGGCTCAAGCAATGATGAACGGAGTAACTCTGAGACCACCTCGAATGAAAGAGTGGAAATATCCGACACCGAATGCAGGTTTAGTGAAACACAGTTACAACGGGAATCACGAATACTACAAGAAGAGATTGAGGGACGGCAGACAAGTGGACTTGGCTCACAAGATTTTCCAAGAGGAGGGAGACGGCAGACTCAATGCGAATTGGACGGAGTGGCTAATGGGTTATCCTATTGGATGGACGAACCTCGAGGAGTCCCAAGAGTCACAGTCGATCAAAAAAACAGACCCCAAAGATTAAGGATGTTGGGGAATGCAATAGTTCCTCAAATAGCAATGCAAATAGGTTTAGCTTTAAAGGAGGATATGAAAAATGATATATAATAGTCGTGGCTTTTTAGGTTTTAGTGTATATCACGAGACTGAAGATTGGGAAAAATCTATAACGGCAGATGCTATTAGATTATCCATTATAAAAAGATTAGCATCTATGGATGATGCAGAACTAATATCTGAGGTTCAGTTAGAAGATACAATCGAGGAGGAAGAAGAGGTGGAGTTGAAATGGACAAACCAATAGACATAAAAAGAAGAGGTTATTTAAACTTCTTCAAAGATGGAGTAACTGATGCTTTACTTTATGGCAACAGAGATGAAACTAAATTATTCTCTGCTTACTATAAGCAAGGTTATGATTTTGGAATGGCTTTTAATTTTGAGGAAGTTTACATAGGGGATGAGAAAGAAAATCAAACTTACTATTTACAAACAAGGGAGAATGAAAATGGCATTTAATGAAATGAATATAGAAGATATGTTGTGCGATATGTATGACATAAGGAGAATGGCTAAGTTTACAACTTTTGATCAATCTCCTAAAGATTCTAACGGCTCTATTTTTACAATTAAAGATTGTATAGATAATGTTATTGAACAATTGGAAGATCATGCAGAGAGGAATAATATTGAAGTTACTTGACTTCCCAGGTTTAATAATGCTAAACAGAAATTGCACGGAGCAATATCAGGAATTGCTTATGTTTGGTCGGAGAGTTTTGTCCTCCCCTTATCCTCTCCGACCACCTTAAAATCACCTTCAATAAAAGCAGATGGATGTTGTTTTCTTATTTCAGAGAGTCTGGCTACTATTTCTTCACGAGATAATTGATCTAACTGATGAGTTGTTTCTCTTCGATCTATAGTTAAGCCTCCAAGTGCAGAGCGTATTTTCTCGGCATTAATAGCAGATGAGAATTGACCTTCTGCCTCTGCTCCTCGACTTAAATCATGTAGACGTTTGAGTTGACCCATAAGACTAACACCATATTTCTTTTCTCTAATCTCTCGGAGTTCTTTAAGATGTTCAGTTACCAACGGGAAGTCACGACCATTCAACAAAAGACTTGCAGTCTTATATGCTTGTCCTTCGGAATATCCTGCTCTTCTTGCACATTCGGCATTACTATAAATGCCTTCACACACAAGTTTGCAGAATTCTTTTTGTCTATTAGTAAGGAATTTTTCTTTAGCCATAAAAGTATAATAGGGTTTTTCTCATATTATTTCAATTCAAAACGAATAAAAATGTTTGCGGCTTCACTCGTAACCTATTCAAGTGTAACAAGTGTAACACAAAGTGTAACAGAATACTCTATGCATATCAACAGTTACAGAGCTTTTGTTACAATGTTACAATGTTACACCTATTTTGAAAAAAATAAAAATAAAACAAAAAATTATGAGAGAAACACTATATGAAATTAAACTGCTTGACTTTTATAAGATTATTTAGGACAATTAATAAAAAACTAGGAGCTTACAATGGAAACTTTAGATAGAAGAGTAGACATGCCTATAGAAGAAGCAATCAACAGATTAGAAAGAGTAGTGTCTGATAATTGTGAAGATCTAAGAAGAGTAGACGGAGGTTATATCTATGCAGATGAACTTATGTCGGCCTGGAAAAAAGTTTTGAACGAAACAAGAATCTAAATGTTCAAAGCATTGTTATTAGTTTGCTCCTTGGTTCATGGATCGGGAGACGAGAAGAGTTGTTTCGAGTTACATGATCTGGAGGCTCCGAACGGCTACATTACAAGAGAAGAATGTATGGGGAGGATACATGAGATGGTTGATATGACACGAGTCATGGTTCCTTTTCCTTATAAAGTTAAATATAAATGCGAAAAAATTTTGGAGAGGACATAAGGGGACAAATGAATTGTGAAAAATGTAATAGTGCTACATCTGTTGTGGATAGTAGACCTCAAGAAACATCTGCTATTAAACGAAGACGTAAGTGTAGTGCTTGTGGACATAGATTTAATACGATAGAACAAATTTTAACAGAGACAACAGTTGTAAAAACAGTTGTTGTAAAAGAAAAAGTAAAGGTAAGCAGACCTAAAGTAAAACCTCTTGATCCATTTGATGATCCAAGTTATTTGGAAACATTAAGTGATTACGAACTTGAAGAATTAATAGGAGGATAAAATGAAATCAAGTACTAAAAAAATGTTAAAGAGTGTAAGTAAAAAAGATTATGTATTAGCAGGAAATGATTATACGAAAGTTGATCCTCATTATATAGTGCTTTATACCAATGTAAGAAAAGTTGTTAGAGTCAATGCAGTTAATGAAGAGATGGCAGTCGAGCGAGCATTGGCTAGGGAAATAGATAAGAACACATGGAAACACATGGGTTATGAGTATATAGATACTGATTATGATATTGTTGAGGAGAAAGATTATGAGGCTCATAAGCGAATTAATAAAGAGGTTCGAGGATGAGGCAATTGAATTTGCATCTGCTGGTATGGAAGAAGAAGCACAAGACGCTAGAAGATTAGCTTCCAAATATACTGAGATGAAATACAATGGTCACACACATTCACTAAGATCGGAGATAAATGAAAAATGGAAGAAGCAAACTACGAATGGACAAAAGAAGAAGTGAAAACACATTGTGCACCTCGTTGTCCAAGATGCCAAGGTACATTACAAACAATGGAAGTGCATGGACATGAGCAATGTGTTCTATGTCATGCCGTCATTGAGGACTGTTGCCAGGGTGCTCAATTAAAATGAGTGACAACATTCTTAAATTCCCATATAAAGTTAAGAGAACAGCAAAACCCGTGCCTTTGGTATGTGAGTTGGCTGCAAAACAATTCGATCAAGTTTTGATTGTAGGAACAAATAACGAGGACGGATATGTTCAGATGATCACAACTATGAAAGACCCAGCCGAGGTGCTTTGGCACCTCGAGTCTGCAAAATTTGGTATAATGAATGGACTTGAAGAAGAGGAGGAGATTGATGAGTAAGAAAAATGAAAAGAAAGACATACACTCTAAAGATAGAGATAACGTCATCCCTTTTCCCAAACCATCCTCACCTCGCAGTAGCAGTAGCGAAGAAGATGTGGGAAGT